GCAGAAAGTCATAACTAAAACTCCATTTCTTAATAGAGATTTGATCAAATTTCTTGAGGAACAATATCCAGACACCCTTCCTCGCGGAAAGGTGAACGAACGTGACCTTGCTTTTATGCAGGGTCAACGGGACGTTGTGGATTTCTTGAAACAAACTTTTGAACAGGAAGATTAGGATGTGTTTATCACGAAGCAACCCTACTCCAGAAACTCCTGAACCACCCGCTCCGGCTCCTGCACCTGCTTCTTCTATTACTCCACAATTGGATACAAACAAGAAGACTAAGTCTGGTGAAATTTATGATCGCGCTAAAGGCAAGCGCAAGTTCCGTGTAGACAGTAAGAAAAAGGCTCAGGTCTCTTACGGCTCTATGAGTGGACTCAACATTCCATCATAAGGAGAGAGCTATGTGTGGAGGAGGAGGCGGCGGCGGTGGCGGCTCAAGTAAGCCCGCACCTACACCGGCCGCAACACCTATTGGCGCGATCTCTTCAAACCGTAGTAACAACACTAGTGCTTCTAACACTGGTGGACGCTATGGAGCGAGAGCCGTACAAGCCAATCAAAAGCGTGGAGGTAAATCACCATTCCGCGTAGACCTTAGTGTCGGAGTTGCCAATGTTGGCGGCATGGGCGGTACTGGTCTAAATATCCCTAAATCTAGAGGCTAATTAAATGATTGATCAACTGAAGCCTAGCTCAGTTGCTCACCGGTATGCTCAGTTGGAAGCCCTGCGCTCTCCATTCTTGGATCGTGCGCGGAGAGCCGCAGAGCTAACGATACCGATGTTGTTGCCTAGACAAGGTCATTCATCGTCATCTGAGTTTGTGACTCCCTTCCAATCGGTGGGTGCGAGGGGCGTGAACAACTTAGCATCCAAATTATTGTTAGCCCTGCTACCACCAAATAGCCCATTCTTTAGGCTAACTGTGGATGACGACACGGCTCAGGCTATAGCTCCTGAAGCCCGTGGAGCAATTGAAAAAGCGTTGGCAAAGATTGAACGTGCCGCAATGCTCGATCTAGAGACATCGGCCGCACGTGTACCTGTTTACGAATCTCTACGTAATCTCATTGTCACTGGTAACTCGCTTTTGTATGTCCCACCTGATGGGAACATACGTGTATTCCGTTTAGACCGTTTTGTAGTTAAACGGGATGCCATGGGTAATGTGTTAGAGATCATTACCAAAGAGACTGTATCACCTAAGGCACTGCCTCAAGCGCATCTAAATTTACTAAAAGATGCCGGTGAAGAAGTACAGCGCGAATATGATTTATACACCTACTGCTGTCTTAAAGAAGACCGATGGGATATTTACCAAGAAGTAGGTGGTGAGATTGTTCCAGAAACAAAGGGCAATCTACCATATGACAAAAATCCCTTTATTGCTTTGCGTTTCACACGCATCGACGGCGAAGATTATGGCCGTGGTTATGTAGAAGAATACTTTGGTGACCTTGCAAGCCTTGAGGCTTTGACTCAAGCTATCGTTGAGGGCTCTGCGGCATCGTCTAAAGTATTGTTCATGGTACGCCCTAATGGCACTACCAAGATACAGAACCTAGCGAAGTCAGATAATGGTGCGTTCATCCAAGGTAATGCAGACGATGTGTCTGTGTTGCAGATGAACAAAATCAATGACTTCCGTGTGACGCAAGAAACAGCACAAAGTATTACAGAGCGTCTAGCTTTTGCATTCTTATTGAATGCCGCAGTAACACGTGACGCAGAACGTGTAACGGCTGAAGAAATTCGTTTCATGGCTCAAGAATTGGAGAGTGCCCTAGGTGGTACTTACTCAATCTTGTCCCAAGAACTTCAGCTACCATTGATTGAACTGGTTCTTCACCGCCTTGAGCGCGAAGGTAAAATGCCAGAGTTACCTAAGGGTACTATCCAACCACAGATCATTACTGGTCTTGAGGCTCTTGGCCGTGGTCAGGATCTTAACCGTTTATCTACGTTCCTCAAGTTCTTACAGCCTTTAGGCCAAGAGATACTTGCTAAGGAAATGAACGTGGGTGACTACATCAATCGACTAGGTGCATCGTTAGGTATTGATACCGAAGGCTTGATTAAGTCTGATCAGCAGAAAGCTATGGAACAGCAACAAGCCATGCAGATGCAACAACAACAGATGCTAGAACAAACTATGGCTCAAACAGCACAGGGCATGGCTCCTGAGTTGATGAAGGGCATGATGCAACAAGGACAACAGAATGGCTGAATACCAGAATCGTAAACAGCGCAGAGACAGTCAAAAGTCTGATGGCGGTGATTCTTTAATGGATCGTATTGGTCGTTTTTTTAAGCAAGCTAATGAGCAATCTGGTATCGGCCAGATTCGTAAGCAGAATGCTGAGGCGGCTAAGAAGAATCAAGAGAAAAGAAACTCACCTGAAGCCCAAGCTGAAGCGGCTAAGAAAAGGCAAGAACAAGATAAAAAGAACGCTGAGTTCAAGAGAAAGTCTGCCGAAAACAGAGCCAAGCGTGAAGCGAAAAATACACAATCTTCCCCTGACCGCACAAAGAAGACGCCGGATAGAAATGGGCAAATGCCTAAGACATCTAAAACGTCTACTGCATCAGCGGGCAAGACTAGTGCCGGTTCATTTAAGACTGCGTTTGCTAAAGCGCGTAAAGCTTACATGAGTGGCAAGGGTGGTACTACATTTGAGTGGAATGGAAAGAAATACTCAGTAGCTACCAAAGATGATGTTAAGAAGTCAGGCAAGAAGGATCTCAAAGAGTATCTCAATGCCGGTATGACACCTAAGCGTAAGTAACAGGATTTATATGGCCGAAACGATCAACACTTACCAAGAGACACCAGAGGACGCCAGTCATACAGCAGAAATGCTAGAGAAGGCAGAACAATTAGAACAAACGCCCGAAGAGGCGCGTCCTGATTGGCTCCCAGAAAAATTCCAAAGCCCTGAGGCTATGGCTGAAGCTTATCGTGAGCTTGAGCAAAAACTTAGCCGTGGTGAGGAAACAGAAGATCAAGATGAAGAGGCTCAAGAAGAACAGGAATGGGACACTGAGGCTTCACCTGATCAAGTCGAAGATTATCTAGACCAAGCAGGTCTAAACTATGATGCTTTTGTTCAAGAGTTCATGGCGAACGGAGGTCTCTCCGATGACGCTTATGAGGCTCTTCAACAAGCAGGAATTCCTCAAGATATCGTAGATCAGTACATTGAAGGCCAACAGGCCATTGCTGATGATATCAAGGGACAAGCTTACTCTACCGTAGGTGGAGAAAGAGAATACAGTCGGATGATTGACTGGGCAACGAACAACCTGTCACAGGGACAAATAGATGCGTTCAATGCCTCACTTGAAACCGGCGATGTAGATCAAGCAATGTTTGCCATCCAAGGATTGGCCGCTCAGTATCGTTCTGATGTTGGAACTAATCCAAACTTGATGTCCGGCGGGACAACAGGCACATCAGCGGGATCGTATCAATCCGTAGCCGAAGTCACACGTGACATGGCTGATCCGAGATACGACTCCGATCCTGCGTTTCGGCAAATGGTAGCTCTGAAACTTCAGAACTCCAACGTGATCTAATATGCCCCCGCAAGGGGGCTTTTTAATACGAAAGGCACACCCAATACGACTAAGTACCTTTGACCCTCTGCGGAGGACAATCTTAGAAAAAGGAAGTTATTGGTGGCTGATTAGGAAACTTTTCAATCACTTTTACTTAAAGGTACTATATCATGGCACTTCCGCATTATGATAATGTGTCACGCCTTGGACAGGTGAATGGCACTGGGGATGATCGTTCCCTATTTTTAAAATTGTATGCCGGCGAGGTTCTTACTGCGTTTCAGCATACGAACATCGCAATGGGCTTGCATCGCACACGCACAATTTCAAAGGGTAAGTCAGCTTCATTCCCATTGACTGGCTATGCATCTGCGAAATACCACACAGCCGGTACAATGATCGAGCCAGACAAGATCAAGCACGGCGAGCGCATCGTAACTGTAGATGATCTCCTGATCTCTCCAGTATTTATTGCTTCAATTGACGAAGCGATGAACCACTACGATGTACGTGGCATCTACTCTAAAGAGTCTGGACAGGCTCTTGCGCGTCAAGCTGACCGTAACATCTTCCGTACAATCGCTAAGTCTGCGGCTATCACAAACGCAACTCAAGCGGCGGCGGCATTCGGTGACGACTTTGACGACGAAACATACACAAACAACGTAACTATCGGCTCACTTGCCGCAGACGCTACAGATCCTAATAAGATCGTAGAAGCTGTCTACGCGGCTGTCGAAGAGTTTGCTAAGAAGAACGTTCCTACTGAAGGTGCATCAATTGTATTGGCACCAGAACAGTACTACGCACTTCTAAACGTCTCTGACACAACTAAGGCAACTTGGTTGAACCGTGATGTTGGTGGTTCAGGTTCTGTTACAGGCGCGGTTGTTCCTATGATCGCGGGCATGAAAGTGTACATGTCTAACCACCTACCACAGTCTGATCAGTCATCAGTACTTGGCGACAGCGATCCTGCACCTATTACTTCTTCACGTAGTGGTGCGTACAACGCAGACTTCTCAAACTTGAAAGGTCTTGTGTTTACACCAGACGCGGCGGCTACTGTTAAGCTGATGGATCTTGGCGTTGAATCTGAATATCAGATTGAGCGTCAGGGCACATTGGTAGTGGCGAAGTATGCTATGGGACACAACATTTTGCGTCCTGCATGCGCTATTGCACTGAACGGTGTATAAATAAAAGAGGGAGTCCTAGTGGCTCCCTTTTTTTCATTTTAAGAGAATTTTATGTCATCTGCAGATAAAACTAAACAGTATAGGGCATGATATGGCATCACCTGCATGGCAACGTAAAGAGGGTAAGAACCCTAAAGGTGGTCTGAATGCAAAAGGTCGCGCCTCCTATAACAAGGCAACAGGCGGCAACCTAAAAGCACCGGCACCGAACCCCAAATCCGAGAAGTCAAAGAAACGTAGACTTTCCTTCTGCAAACGAATGCAAGGGATGAAGAGTAAACTGACTTCATCAAAAACAGCTAATGATCCTAATTCACGGATCAATAAAAGCCTAAGAGCATGGAACTGTTAATATGACACCAACCACCAAACTTGAAGCTGTAAACATCATGCTTTCTAGTATTGGCGAATCTCCTGTGAACTCACTGAACTCAGGTTTGGTGGATGCTGAAATTGCAGAAACTATCCTGAACGGCATTAACCGTGAGGTACAAGGCAAGGGATGGCATTTCAATACTGAAATCAAGATGCGTTTATCACCATCACTTAATAATGAAATTGTACTACCACCTAACACATTACGTGTTGATCGCGCTGTTTATGACAAGGATCAAGACCTAATCCAACGTGGTGGTAAGTTGTACAACAAATCAACTCACTCGTTTACTATCACCGCCGCTGTAGAACTCGACATGGTAATCCTGTTAGACTTTGAGGATATACCTGAGGCCGCACGTAGATACATTACAATCCGTGCCGCACGTATCTTCCAAGATCGTGTTGTAGGAGATCAAGAGCTCCACGCCTTTCAACAGACTGATGAGATGCAAGCTTGGGTCGAACTCCAAGATGAAGAAGCACAGACAGCCGACTACAGCGTATTCGATAATTATGATGTCGCCCGTGTACTACACCGTGGCATCGCTA